GCCTTGTAAACCGAACATCACGATTTGTTCTGGCTTCTTATTACCAGCACTAGGTGCAAGACGATTAGAGCGAGGTGTGAAGTTACTGTAAATCATAGTTGTACCTTTAGGGTACATATCTTTGTGACCTACTTTGTAGAAATCACACGCTGTCATTGGATTAATATAGCTCATTTCAACTCCTTTAAATGATTGTCACAGAATCTGCAACAAATGGGTTCATGTTGTTGTGTACGTAGATTGTATCATAGAGTTTCAACAATTCATCTGTACCTTTAGAAAAAATTCCGTGTGTTACGTAAAGATTCAATTTTGTAATGTTTGGTTGAGTTACATTCAACATTTCAGCTAGAGATAGGAATGTAGCACCACCGTCACAGATATCGTCAACTACACAGACTTCACCTTTGATTGTATCGTGTGGATAACTTTCGTAAATTACTCTACCATCTAGTCGAACCTTATTCAGGGTAAACACCTTAGTACCAATAGCAACCTGATAGTGAGTTCTCACCTTTTCAGCTGCACCTTTATCTGGTGCAATCAAAGCGTCAAACTTAGGTAAGTACTTAGCACAAGATGATTGTGACATATGTTTGACCTGTACACCATAACCCATTAACGACTGTTGTGTAATATCACTATGCATATCTTTGATATAGATATTGTTGTAGTGAGGGAAAGCTTTCAACATGTGACCAAACACACGGAGTGCAAAGCTTTCACCCTCATGACATACACGGTCCTGACGACCATAGGGAAAGTATGGAATAAACAGATCAATGTTTTCACGTTGAATACCTTGACTAGCTAATGCATCTAACATGTTTAGAGCAATAAAGATTTCATCTGATGTAGGCATAGTCAAAACAATCCCCACTTTTTCATGCTCTGCAATTTGTGGTAGCTTTACACCAACTTCACCAGCTGGAAATTTCCAACTCTGAAACTCGACCTCATGACCGTTTACTTTCAAATTAATCATCTTAACTCCTTTCAAGAATGATCTTACTATAACACAAATTTAACGAATTACCAACTTTTCAGCTTCAGCAACATAATAATCTACGTCTACATCATCTGCATAGTCATTGATATCGTTACATGTCTTTACATTCCACGCAGTATCGATACCTAAACGGCGAACTTCTGTATCACCTTCTAGTGGTGGCATAAGCTTTACTAACTTACCACCAGCTTTACAAGGATAGTACCTGCAAATGTTTTGTTGTGGAATTTCTGTACCATCTTCCATAACCATCACTAAGCTTGAACTACGTGGTACTTTTGTACGCAATAAGAAATCCCATTTATTCTTATGGTTAGAAATAAATTCTCGTACATCTGCACCATGTAACATTGCCGCTTCAGCTGCCATTGGTATGACCAAGCCGCCTTGATTTTGATGCCAACCTAGACCCTCATATTGATAAGCACCTTTGCGCTTTAACTTACCATCTGTGTAAACAGCGATATAGTTATTAACGTCACGAATGATCATCTTACTGTACTCAGCATACTCAAGCTCAAGACCAACCTGCTTTTGCCATGCTAAACAAATTGTATCGTACTCTTCTCGCTTATCTCTAGGTAATGCAACGGTTACACCATCGGTATTGACCTGAATGATTTTTAGACCTTCAATTGTCAACAACTTCTCAGCAAGTAAGCACAATGATAACTGACCATTGATAGTAATAGACATTGTATATTTAGGGTCAAAGAACGGACTAAACTTGTTGTTACTATCACCGTACACACCGTTCAAGGCAAGCTTCAACATGGCATTTTCAGCACTACCCTTTGGATAGCTCTTACGCTGTTGATATACGTCCTCGTAGATATCACAGAAGCTGTTAGAAAGATGCTCTGGATATACTTTGTTAGCGATAGCGATATTTGGGTACATCGAACTAACGTCAGCGTCAATGATCAAATATTTCTTATTCTCAGAAGCAATCTTAGATTCGATACTTCCATGAATACCACCAGTACCAAAGTCAAAGCGAAAACCATCTACGATTACGTTTAAGTTTTCAGCTACGTTCCACATTCCCCAATAAGACTTCTTAGGTACACGCACCTTCTTAGGCTTTTTACTAAAGTCAGGTGAACCATCTGAATCTAATGGTTGCTCCATTACATGATTACCTTCGCTGTCAAACAAATATTCTGTAGCCTTTAGTTCTTCAGCTTCAACCCAACCCATAGGATGCTCTTTCTTGAAAGCAGCAATATCTTGTTCTGTTGGAATACCTTTGAACTTTTTCTTCTTAACTGTCAAGTTCGCGTACTTAGCTACATCACCCAATCGATGTTCTTCAATATCAGAGAAAACACCTTTGGTTTCAGTGATACGTTGTTTCTTAAACCATTCAAGAACAGATTGGAATTCTGGACGTTGAAAGTCATAGTACTTAAACAAACAGTCACGAATATCGATGTGAGCGCGTTTGGATTGGTTTAGGTGTCGTGATGGTCGATGCTGTAACAACTACCGGGGATCTTTTTCTCCAACTCCATAATGAAGTAGTCTTTGCCAATCTTCGTATCGTTATGATTCAAGAAGTTCTTACCGTATTTAACCGATAGCTCTTCACGGAATTTAATTAAACCAAGACTATGCTTATAGAAATCTAATGTCATCTTTACATCATGAGCGTTGTACTTGATCAATACATCAATCTCATGATCTAACAATTCTTTACCAACGGGAAATGGTAAGTCTTCGATATTGTCAGACTTCATGTTGAATTCGATCATCTTCAAGCTTGTTGCACGAGCTTTGTTATCGAAGTGGTGAATTTTAAATAGATCAACCTGCGTAGCAAATGATTCATCATCCTTGACTACTTTGGCAAAACCACCATCTTTCATACCATCAATTTGCTCCATAGCACACTCGTAAGCATACTGAGCAATCTCAAGTCCATCTGCCCTTTTAAATCGACTACGCTTACCTAAAATCTTATGCAGTACAGGATAATCGAAGCCAGTGTTATTAAAGCCAACCATACGATCACCACTATCTGCAATATAGTCAATGCAAGCAAATACACGATCAATTTCATTCTTACGAAATGAAACCTCAAATGTTTTACCGCACTTACCATCAGCACGAATCACACTGAATGTAAATACGTTAGGGTATGTCTCAATGTCATAAATCCAATCTTGCATTTGTTCCTCTCTAAATTGAAATAACCCCAAGTATATCACAACTTGGGGCTTCTATCAAGCTTCTACGGTAGGTGCTTCTTTAGGCGTACTAAAGTATTTAGCTTTATCCCATAGTGTATGAGTATCATTTTCATAATACACTTCACCAGCAGGACCAGTTAAACCACAGATACGGTTCTTACTTAACAAAACCTTAGTAGTGTTACGTTCGACTTCATCCTCAGCATACTTATTTCGGCTAAGTAAGATGTTGGCAGAAGCTGATTTAATGATAGTAGAACTACCTTGAATCTCTTCTTCTGTAAAGGTATCACCCTTGGCAGAGTTAGCACCACCAGAAGCTGCTTTACGTACATGGTTAATAAAGATTAATGTCACATTGTGACTCTTAATAATACCTTTACTCCACTTCATAAATACCGCTTGTTCGTCAATGGATAATCCATCTAAGATATCTTGCAATGGGTCTAGTACGATGATTCGACAACCACAAGATACTACTAACTCTTCAATAGTATCTTGGATTTCTTCAATAGTACCATCACGGTTATCTAGTAAATAGAAACGATGTTGACCGTCTTCATTGTAGAATAACTCTTGTGCTTTTGCTTTAACTCGATCAGAGGTAAGTAAATCACGCTTGATATTATCATCTTGAATCAATGCTAACTTGCGACTTAAATGCCTACCTAACAAGATTTCTCCGTATTGACCAGCATCAGCTTCCATAGAAACTACACCGATTTTATGTGGTGAATTAAAAATCCAGTGATATAAGATTTCAGTAATGAATGAAGTCTTACCTAAACCAGTACCAGCTGCAATGTTAACGATATGACCTAATGGTAAACCACCAGCAAACATTTCATTAAGCTTATCCATAAATGGTGGGAATGCCACTTTTGCAATATTGCTTTGTTCAAGAATACGACTATACAAATCACCAGAACCAACTACACCAACTGGAGTAAAACGCTTGGCATTGTAGAAATCATTAATGAATGCTTTTTCATCTTCATTCTTTAAATAATCATTAGCATCCTTGTACTTCATTTGCATGATCTTGACTTTACCTTTTGGTAAAACCTTTACAACTTGTTCAATGGCAGCTTGACCAGCTTTATCATTATCATACGATACAATGATATTATCAAAGCTATCGAAGAATTTATATTGTGCAGCAATTTGCTTATGTGAGTTTGCTCCAGTAGTAGGACTTACCACAGCTGTTTCAAGATCACCATCACCACGACCCTTGTTGTAATTACTCATGATCTGGTAAGCTGATAACGCATCTAATTCACCTTCGGTAATGATAATATACTTACCACCACGGTTAAATTTAAATTGCATGAACAGCTCACAGTCAGCACCAGTTCTACCACGAGAGTAAAAGTTCTTTGGTACTTCACGGATTTTATATCCAACCAGTTGACCATCTTGTGTACAAGGGTAATACTGTTCAATTACGTCATCGTTTTTATCTACAGAATGACGCACACCAAATTTAGTAGTTGTTTCGTCATCTAGAAATCTAAAGCCTTTGGCTTTTGGAGTAGTATCAGCCTTAATCTCTATATTCTCTTCAGAGCTTAATGCAGGTTTACCACTAGGTTTAACTTCCATATTTTCCTTTTCCTTTCCAACTGAACTCTTTACTCTTTTGAATTGAGGTTTCTTACCTTTCAATTCCTTTTTATACTCTTCGCTAATC